TAATGAGAGTAAGTAGTATGGACCTGGGTGCAATACCCAGCGCCTCCACCAAATCCTAGATAGACCTTTAAGGGGGCGAAATAGGATCGACAGCTATTAGAAATCGTACTGGAGAGGATAGTCGGAAGACTTTAAATTTAAATAAAAGCAAACTATAATAACTTTGCATTAGCAGCTTAGGCTGTTAGGGGTTTGTCAGTACCTTGCAACAGAAACTGGCACTTATGCGGTCTTGGTGGAATGGTAGACACGAGGATTTATTTTCTGGCTGAGTAAGCTTTACTGGTTCAAATCCAGTAGACCGTACCATAGAGGGTTAATTTAGGAAGGGTGGTGCCTAAACATCACCCGCCCTCCCCTAACAAAAGGAGATTATTATGTTAGAAGTATTTGAAATTTTATTACCAGTAGGAATACTAATTGGTTGTGCTTATGCCATTGGATATATGTCTGGTAGTGAAGCAACAAAAGAGATTTACGACCCAAAAATAAGGAAGTCAGACCTTGACAACCTTCGAAAAATGTAGTATAATATAGACAATGAACAATTATATACAAATATACAAAGATGTTTTAGACCCTAGTTATTGTAAAGATTTAATTGATAGGTTTGAGAAGAACGAAGAACACCATGAGACACATGACCAAGGGCCTATGTCATTCACACAAATTAATTTCAATCAACATTTAGAATATCAAGATGATGTAGAACAATTATCTAACCTTTACAAGAAATATGTAAACAAGTATAGAAAAGATTGTGCTATACATCAAACACAATGGCCTCAACAATATGCCTTTGAACAAATAAGATTAAAAAGATATTTAGCAAACGATAAGGATGAATTTGCACCTCATGTAGATTCTATTAGTGTCGAATCTGCTAAAAGATTTCTAGTATTTTTTATATATCTAGATGACAATGAAAGAGGAGAAACTAATTTTCCTCAATTAGGCCTGGCGTCACCGTGTAAGCAAGGTTCTATGTTAATGTTTCCACCATTATGGCCTTGGGTTCATCAAGGTATGAAACCAGTTGAGAAACCAAAATACATGGTAGGAAGTTATTTACATTACAGATGAGTATAATTACACCGAACAAGTTTGCTATAATCGTAGAAGATATAGTAAGAAAAAAAAGAGTTAGTTATATAGACGCCGTTATTATGTATTGTGCAGAAAATCAAATTGATCCATCAACAACAAAATCTATGATTAACAAACAACTAAAAGAAAAAATAACATATGAAGCTCAAGGGTTGAATATGTTAAAAGAAAAAACAGCAAAACTACCAATATAAGGAGAATAATTATGACAGGAGCAGAAATAACATTAGTGATATTTGCAACACTATGGATTGTAGGAGTATTATCAGAATGAAAACACTATACGATAATATTTTTAAAACTAGAATAGACGACAGCGATGAAAAAGGCGGTTGTACTTTCATAGGTGGTGCATGGAAAGATGTAACCACAGACGAACTATTTAAAGATAAAAAAATTGTGATGTTCGGTTTACCAGGTGCATTTACACCAACTTGCTCAGGCGAACAATTGCCTAAGTATGAGGAAAGATATGATGAGTTTAAAGCAAATGGGGTTGATGATGTTTATTGTATATCAGTAAATGACGCCTTTGTTATGAACGCTTGGGCTAGAGACCTAGGCATTGAAAAAGTTAAAATGATACCTGATGGTGATGGTAGATTTACTAGAAGTTTAGGTATGTTAGTAAATAAACCTGCTCAAGGTTTTGGTTTAAGAAGTTGGAGATATTCTGCTTTGATTGATAATAAAGAGATTATTCATTTTAACGAAGAACCAGGATTAAACAATTTAGGATTAGATAATGATCCATATGAAGTTTCGGATCCAGATAGTATGTTAGAATATTTTAACACACTACCTGAAAACCAAGAGGTAAACCCAAACATAAGATTAGCATAAGTGAATGGTTTTGAAGTATATAAAGTCTATCTGGCAATCAAACTCCACTTCACAAGTAAAGACCAATCTTACGACTTTCATAAACACAATGGAAGAACAACTGCACGATTGGAAACATTTACTAAAAGAAGGGATAGGTATTACTTTCATAGGCTTTCTAAATCTTATGATAATAAGTCTATTGTTGATTACTTCCTTAGCAATTTTGTTTCTAATACTAACTTATGGGTTGGTGACATCATTGGCAAAGCTGGTGATGAACATTACAAACAATGGTCAAAAAAGATAGAGGCTTTACATTATTATTATGAACAAGATATTGATTATATTATAGAGAAAATGACAACAAAAAACATAAAATTTAATGATTTATTTTTATCAGTAGATGGTCAACATCCACCTATTGTTAAAATGTTTTTGTCAAAGAAGATAAACTTTGAAACATTAATAATATTAGATGATATATTAAAGTTTACAAAAAAACTAAACAAAAATATTACAGAAAAGGTATTGTGGCCTAAACTGTTTGATAGAATGAAAAGATATAAACCTTTTTTGTCATATAATATTACAAAATATAAAATATCTTTACGAGATAAACTGAAGGAGATATAATGAGTGAAGAAGAAAATGGTGTAAAGATAGAAGTACTAACACTTGGTGAAATCATTGTTAAGTTTGAAATGCCTGAACAATTTGTTGATGATATCAATAATATATTTGATGAAAAAGTTGACACAACGGTAGACTGGAGTACTCAACTTGCAGGTAAAATTAAAAAAGAAAAACTAGTTAATCACTTATTAACTGACCAGATAAAAGGTACCTTTCAAATGTGCTTTCAAGAATACTTACAAAGGTCAGGCTCAGTATTATCAAAAACACATCAACTAGTTTTAGATAACGCTTGGATAAATGATATGTATGCTAACGAATATAATCCTTGCCATTTTCATGCAAGTAAAAATAGTTTAGTAGGTTTATCGTCTGTATTATTTTTAAAAACACCTGATACATATGGTGATGAAATAATCAATCCGAATAATCCTTCAAATGGTCATTTAGAATTTATAGGAGGAAGTCAACATTCCTTATCAATGTCTCAAATGAGATTAAGTCCTAAAGTTGGCGACTTCTTTATATTTCCGTACACATTAGTCCATGGTGTTTATCCGTTTAGAGATACAGACCAAGTCAGAAGAACATTATCATATAATTGTGATATACTACCTAAAATAATGGTTAAAGCAAAATAAAGGAGATAATATGGGAAAAATGAGAGAGTTTAAATTTACAAATGAACATGATGAGCCAATAGAAGGCGTTGAAACGGTTACTGAAACTAGTTTCAAAAAAGCAGTAAAATCTATTCAGAATAAAATAAAAGACAAATGGGTAATCATTGAGTATATTACCAAAAGAGGTAAAGAGATTAGAAGATTTGTCAAATTACCAATTGGTAGAAAACGAAGATTAGCGAGATAATATGGCAGATGAAGCAGCAAGATTTACAGCAGAACATACAGTTATGGAAGCAGGTATAGAGATAAGAGAATTGAAACATCTATTGGTAATTGCCGAAGATAAGATAGACAAATTGGAAAAAGAAAATACCAAATTGAAAAAAGCGGTAGAATTTCATCAATTGGATCCAGACTTATTGGTATTGGACATTGGTAAAAGACCTTTGGACAAAAAAGATTGGAATAAATAAAAAAAGATGGTGTTGAATGGTAATACTAGTTTAATCAACTTAATGTGTGCCTATATCAGTTGCGAACCAAAGTACCGCCATCTTTTTTTATTTATTCCATTATAGGGGCTTGACAAGGGTCAAGAAATCTGTTATAATAAGATATATGCAAAAGAGAACTAATTACTTTCTTTTTATAGTGCAAGGAAGAGGGTTTCACCAGAGACTCGAACTTGACTTTTTAGGGGTTGCACCCAGGTTTGTAATCTTACCAATTATGAATCACATACTCGGCAGAGTAAAAAAGGTTGTGGCGGTTTAGGAAATGGTATCCGGTCCGTTGCTTGTGGGTAAATCCATAGTCCCACCTATTTCGCATATAAATATTAATGTCGAATAATACAGACAATACGAATACAATAATACATACAAAGGAGATATATGAATACAAGTATTGCGGCCTTAAAAAGGTCAAAGTCTAATCTAGACACACTAATAGGCGAACTATCTAAAGTTGCCGAACCTCAAAAACAAAAAAACTCTTATCAAGATGATAGATTCTGGAAACCAGAACTAGACAAATCTGGTAATGGTTATGCCGTATTGAGATTTTTACCAGCAGTTAAAGACGAAGATTTACCATGGGCAAGATTATGGTCTCATGCATTTCAAGGTCCTGGTGGCTGGTATATTGAAAACAGTTTAACAACACTTAACAAGAAAGATCCAGTTAGTGAATCAAATAGTTTACTATGGAATTCTGGTGTTGAGGCAGACAAAGAAATTGCAAGAAAAAGAAAGCGTAAGTTATCTTATATTGCAAATGTTCTAATTGTTAGTGATTCAAAACATCCTGAAAATGAAGGTCAAGTAAAACTATTTAAGTTTGGTAAGAAAATCTTTGATAAGATTACTGAAGCGATGAAACCTGAATTTGAAGATGAGAAACCAATCAACCCATTTGATTTCTGGGAAGGTGCAAACTTTAAACTGAAAATCAGAAAAGTTGATGGTTACTGGAATTATGACAAATCAGAATTTGATAGTCCATCTACTGTCAAAGATAATGATGAGGCTATTGAAGAATTATGGAATAAACAATTTCCATTAAAACCATTTCTGGCGGCTGACAACTTTAAATCTTATGATGAGCTGAAAAGCAAACTTGATAAAGTTTTAAGTGGCGTTAGAAATACTGGAACGGCTGAAGATGTTATGGACCCACCTACAACACCAACAGTTAGTGAACCAGTTGTAAACGAAACAGCAGATACTCCTACAGTAGATACTACTACTTCGGTTGCTAAGGATGATTCAGAAGATGACGGTGATGATACACTAGATTACTTCTCAAAATTAGCAGAAGAGGATTAATCTCTCCACCTGTTTCTTTATATGGGGGTTAGGATATTGTTTCCTAACCCCTTTTTAATATAAATAATACTATTATATCATGCATAGATTGAGATATCAAATCATATAAAGGAGACTATATATGGAAATTATTACAAAGATTAAGTCATGGGCGGCAGCTTTAGCTGATGTTGGTGTTTCACTTATCGCTTTAGGCATTGTGCTTGAAGTTTTATTTAGTGGACAAAATGTACCGTTCTGGCCTAACATAAGTGTTATAGGTAATGTTCAATCAATTATCGCTGGGTTTAGTGCTCAAGGGTTAGTTGGTTTAGTTGCTGTTTGGGTATTATACTCAATATACACAAAGAAATAGATTATACTATATTGAATATTAAGGGGTGCTTCGGCACCCCTTTTTTTTAGCGTATAAATATGGGTATGAACTTATTTTTTGAAATACTAGTTGAATTTGGTTTACCTGTAGCTTCAGCAGTTGTTATGGGTATTTTTATATACATGATTCTAAAGTATATTTTAGAATCCGTGGTCGGACAAGTTAGTGGTATTCATGGTATTATTATGGCACTAGATAATAGAATTAAAACTATGAACAATGACATGATTAAATTAGACCTATTAATATCTCACGCTTTAAAATTAAGACCAGACGAAGATAGAATCTCCAGAGCAGACGGAAAGACAGACGCTAGGAGAGATTAATGACAATAATAGAAATTTTGAACCAATATGGTTTTGCCACTTTGGCTGCAATTGCCATGGGATGGTTCATATATTTTATATACAAATTTACAACAGAAAATCTTAAATCAAAATTAGGCGAAGCAAATACAGCATTGATTGCTCTACTTGATAGAATTAGAATGTTAGATAATGACCTCATCAGGTTGAGGTCAAAATTGAACACAGTATTGGAGATACAAGAAAATGAACGAAGGAATGACAAGTCAAAAGAATCAAAGAGAATATCTAAAACACCTAAAAAATAATGGTATCATTATAATTGCTTTTGTAGTGCCAGTTTTTATAATTGTTACAATTTTAGATTACATCCTATTATAAATATAAGTATGAAAACACTACAAAAAGTAGTGTTAGTATCAGTTTTTTATGTGTTATTGGTGGGTTCTAACACTCTTACAGCAAGCGAAATAGTACACGAATTTAGCAGTCCTTCTTTTAGTGGGACTGGATATTCTAGTCATGTTCTATCTATTGAACAATTACAATACAATAGAGAAAAGAATGTGAAAGATGACGCTAAATCAGCAGCATCGGCAGCTGAAAGAGCAGCAAATAATACTACGATTGCTAAATTTATAAAAAATGTAGAAAGTAGAATTTATGCTAACTTATCAAAACAGTTAGTTGACAATATGTTTGGCGAGTCTTGTACAGGTACTTGTCCTACATCTGGTACTGCTGAAGTAGAAGGTTCTACAATCTATTGGGTTAAA